CGCTCCAGATTCCGATCGGTGGCTATACAGTATTTGGCTTCGATGTATCTCCATCTCGCCGCAACGCGAGCCTCGTGGCTGGTCAGATTATGGGTGACGGAAGAATCGGCGTCGGCATCTTACAGACATGGGAAAGCCAGGTATCGGTAGACGATCTCAAGATCGCAGCAGAGATTAAAGGTTGGGCTGATCAGTATCGACCAAAGATGATCTGCTTCGACAAGTACACGACGCAATCGATCGCTGAAAGACTTGCTAACGCTGGACAGATAACGCAGGACGTCTCAGGCCAGCAGTTTTATCAGGCTTGCTCTGACCTTCTGGATGGTCTGGTAAATGGTCGAGTAGTCCACAACGGGCAAGAAGAACTAATTAAACAGATGAACAACTGCGCCGCAAAGACTAACGATTCGAGCTGGCGCATCGTTAAACGTAAAAGCGCAGGCGATGTATCCGCACCGATTTCTCTAGCCATGGTAGTTTCGATGCTATTAAAACCACAACAGGTAGCGGCTATCTACACAGAATAATCTACATGTAGTGTATAATTGCCCTCTATGGGTATCCTCTCGCGCCTTACAGGTGCAACACCGAAGGCCAATGTCGAAGCGCAGTACGCACCGCAGGTTCTAGGTGAGTACTCGCCTTATGCGATGCCGTTCCAATTCGCTTACGTCGGCCGTACTGAAGCAATGGGAGTTCCGGCACTAGCTCGATGCCGCAACCTTCTCGCTGGCACTATCGGCACGATCCCACTTGAACTTTACAAGAAGTCAACAGGCGAAGAATTAGGCAAGCCACTATGGCTCGATCAACCTTCTTATTCTCAGCCTCGTTCAGTAACTATTGCTTACACAGTTGATTCACTTCTGTTCTATGGACAAGCATTCTGGCAAGTAGTAGAGACTTACCAAGAAGATGGACGCCCATCTCGCTTCGAATGGATCGCTAACAGTCGCGTAACAGCTACTCTTGATCGCGATAATGTCTTTGTAAAGTCTTACGCCATAGATGGCACAACAGTCCCAATGGACGGCCTAGGTTCTTTGATTACATTCCAATCACTAAGCGATGGCATTCTTAACACAGGAACATCTACAATTCGCGCAGCTCTGGATATCCAGAAGGCGTCAGTAGTAGCGGCCGCAACTCCAATGGCAACTGGATACCTTAAGAATACAGGCGCAGACCTACCGCCAGCAGAGGTTCAAGGATTACTTTCAGCATGGAAGAATGCCCGTCAAAATCGTTCAACGGCTTACCTGACTTCGACTCTTAATTATGAGTCAGTCGGATTCAGCCCTAAAGACATGATGTATAACGAGGCGATTCAGAACCTTGCAACCGAGATCGCTCGCCTGTGCAACGTCCCACCTTATTACGTCTCAGCAGATCAGAACACGACAATGACTTACGCTAACGTTCAAGATGAGAGACTTCAATTCTTGACTCTATCATTGCAGCCGTTCGTTTCTGCCATCGAGGATCGTCTCTCAATGGATGACATCACAGCTCGCGGCAACATTGTGAAGTTCGATCTTGATAGCAATTATCTACGCACAGACCCACTCAAAGAACTTTCAATTATTCGTGAACTCCTTGATCTCCAGTTAATTACACAGGAGCAAGCGATGGAGATGACCGACCTAACACCTAATGGAAGCGAAGGCATGCAATGAAAGAGATGCTCACATTCTCAGCAGAACTTACAGCAGATGCGTCAGAGCGCACTATCTCTGGAAAGATTGTTCCCTTTAACGGCGAAGTAGGCAACACATCTGCCGGAGCCGTAGTCTTTGAGCGCGGCGCAATTAACATCGCTGATTCAAGCAAAGTGAAGCTCCTATTGGAGCACGATCCTAAGCAGCCAATTGGCCGTGCTCAATTCTTTAATGAAACAGAAGACGGAATCTTTGCATCGTTTAAAATTTCTAAATCATCACGCGGCACAGATGCTCTCATCGAAGCTAGCGAAGAACTCCGTACTGGTCTATCAGTCGGAGTTATGGTCAATGCAGCGAAGCCTAAGAATGGCGTGCTGTATGTATCGAGTGCCGACCTACTCGAAGTAAGTTTAGTGCAGGCCGCAGCATTCAAGTCCGCAGCCGTCACTGATATCGCGGCATCTGAAGAAGAAGCCGTGGAAGAAACCCTACCAACAGAAAGCGAGACAGTCGTGGAAGACACAACAGTCGAAGCAACACCAGTAGAAGCTGCGGCAGTTGAAGCTGCTCGTCCTACTGTAACCGCGATGGCTTACTCAAAGCCTCGTATTGAACTAACAGCTGCAAAGTACGCAGAGAACACAATCCGCGCAGCACTCGGAGACGACTCAGCTCGTCAATGGATTGCAGCAGCAGATAACACAACTGACAACGCTGGTCTCGTGCCAACACGTCAACTATCAGAGATCATCAACCCACTTGGTACAACTATCCGCCCATCAATCGATGCGATCTCACGCGGAGTTCTTCCAGATGCAGGCATGACTTTCGAGATCCCAAAGATCACACAGATGCCAACAGTTGCAGAAACAGCAGAAGACGCTGCATTCTCTGACACAGATCAGAATGCAGCATTCCTCTCAGTATCTGTGAAGAAGTACGCAGGACAGCAGACATTCTCTGTTGAATTGCTAGATCGTACATCTCCAGCTTTTTTTGATGAGCTTGTCCGCAACATGGCAGCAGCTTACGCAAAGACAACTAACGCAGCAGTAAACGCTGCACTTATTTCAGGTGCAACAGCAGACGCAACCACAACAGTCACTTACCCAACAGCAGCCGAGCTTCTCGGTATCGTTGCTCGCGGATCAGCTTCTGTCTATGGAGCAACAGCAGGACTTCCAAATCCATTCGCTCGTAACATGGTCGTATCAACAGGACAATGGTCTAACATCATGTCTCTTAACGATGCAGGACGTCCAATCTACACAGCTTCACAGCCAATGAACGCAGGCGGAGCAGTAGCACCTACATCTCTCACAGGTAACGTCGCAGGTCTTAACCTCTACGTCGATCCTACAAACGCAGGCGATGGCGATGGAACAATCCTCGTCGTAAACCCAGACGCGTACACATGGTACGAGTCACCAACATACCGCCTACGCGCTGAGTCAACAGCAGCAGGACAGGTAACAATCGGCTACTACGGCTTCGGCGCAATCGCGACCAAGGTCGGCGCAGGCGCATTCAAGAATAACAAGGCGTAAGCCACACTAAGTCGCTGGCGGCGGAGTGCCCTTCTCCGCCGCCAGTCTTTAGAAAGGTAACAGCATGGCATTGACTACGATCGCAGAACTCCGCGCCGCCTTAGGTGTCGGATCGCTGTACGCTGACGCCACGCTTCAAGAAGTGGTAGATGCCGCAGATAACGTCCTGCTCCCTTTCATTTGGAATAATGACACTTTCAACATCGCTCATTCTTCTACGGCTACAACTGCCACTCTTTACTTTGAGCAGGATGTTCATCATACATTTTATGTCGGCCAGACTGTAGTAGTCTCAGGCAACGAGGCACACCTTAACGGCTCAAAAACAATTACAGCCGTAGGCACAAATACAATCACCTACACAATTAACAATGGCACAGTCCGCCCTTATCATGAGGTTAATCCTTATGGCACAGTAGCAGCCGCGGAGACTTTAGATCCTTCAGCAGTTCCGGCAATCCAAGAAGCCGCGCTCATGGTCTCGATCGATATCTGGCAATCTCGCCAAGCCCCATCATCTGGCGGAGTAACAATCGACGGCTATCAGCCAAGCCCTTACAGAATGGGCAATACACTTCTGGCTCGTGTTCGCGGCTTGCTCGCTCCATATCTTGATCCGAGATCGATGGTGGGCTAATGGCCGCCATCTCAACACTCCGCGCAGGTATCGCAGCAGCTCTCACAGACAACACAAAGTATTCAGTTTTCTCATTTCCGCCTGCAACACCGATCGCGAACAGCGTGATCGTAGCGCCAGCAGATCCTTACATCTCGCCGTCTAACGGCTGGCATGCATCGATCTCGCCTATGGCCAATTTCGTTATTTCCGTCATGGTTCCCTTGCTCGATAATGAAGGCAACTTGAACGGGATGGAAGACAACATCGTGCGAGTTTTTAACTTGCTCGCTGCATCTTCATACACCTACAACGTCACAGAGGTCTCGGCTCCGGCCGTACTCAGTGCCGTCTCTGGTGATTTACTTACATGCAATATCAATATCTCAGTCCTAACGAGTTGGAGCTAAAATGTCCGAGTGGGAAAAAGAGCAAGAAGCCTTCCTGATCAAGATCGGGCAGGTAGCACCAGTAACACCTAAGCCAGTAACTACTAAGAAAGACGAGGAATAATCTCATGGCTGTATTCTTAAATAACAAGGTCGGCGTGAAGGTTAACTCAGTCGATCTCTCAGACCACGTTACCGCAGTAACACTTAACCGCACTTTTGACGAGCTCGAAGTGACAGCGATGGGCGATGGCGGACACAAGTTCGTTAAAGGCCTTGAGGCATCATCAGTCACAATCGACTTCCTCAATGACACAGCTACATCCAACGTCCTACAGACCTTGCAAGCTGCTTGGGGAACTAACGTCACAATAGTTCTACTACAGGAAAAGGGAACAGCCGTATCTGCGACTAACCCTCTCTACACAATGACTTGCCTTATCAACTCAACCACAGATATAAATGGTGCAGTTTCAGATATTGCAATGCAAAGCCTGACATTTAACGTCTCAGGTACTACAGTAGTAGCCACAACCGGCACATTCTAAAACACTAAACAAAGGGGCACAGCATGGCAAAGTTAATAGTTACAATGGCAGACAACAGCGTCACCGATATCGAGATCACACCTCGACTCGAGTACGCGTTCGAGCTATATGCTAAAAAGGGATTTCACAAAGCGTTTCGCGATGATGAGAAGCAGTCAGATGTCTATTGGCTTGCATGGGAAGGCCTTCGACTAAGTGGAGTCACAGTCAAGCCATTCGGCCCAGACTTTCTCGAAACTCTTAAGAGTGTAGAGGTTGCTGAGTCTGACCCTTTGGCCTAGGCAGGGATAGCATCCACTATCTCATTGCTCGCTTGAGCATCGAGACGGCTATCCCTCCACAAGACTTAATAGATTTAGATTCGACAATGCTCCAGATGTTACTGAAAGCATTGAAAGACCGAGCGAAGGAGCAGCAGGATGCCTACAGAAGTAAGCGGCGCACTTGAACTTCGCAAGGCACTTAAAAAAGTTGAACCTGCTCTGGCTAAAGAAACCGAGAAGGAGATTAGAAACCTACTCAAGGTGATAGCAGTTAGAGCTAGAGGATTCGTCCCTAGTCAGGCTCCGCTATCTGGATGGGGTAATGCTGTTGGCGTGTGGGAAAATCGAGTCTTCAGCACTAGCGATATCAAGCGTGGCATTGGATATACCACAGCACCTTCAAAGCCTAACAAGCGCGGATTTAGGTCCATTGCTAGCATCTTTAATAAAAGCGCAGCAGGGGCTATCTATGAAACAGCAGGCCGTAAGAATCCTCAAGGTCAGCCGAGCCAAGAATCTACTCGCGGAGTTTTCAGCAGTTATGTAGACACGTCCGGCAAAGTCAATAAATCTGCCAACCCTAATGCTGGCCGTCAATTTATTGACGCATTGCCGCCATTGGTGGATAGCCAGCAGTCAGGGAAAGCAGGCCGTCGAACTCGAAAGACTAAAGGCCGTCTTCTATTTAGAGCTTGGGCAGAAGATCAAGGTAAGACTAATGCTGCCGTGTTGAAGGCTATTGAGAAGTCAATGAAAACCGCCCTAGTAGTCACTAAAGGCGTCAATAGAAGTTTTAGAGGTCGCTAATGTCAGCCAACACAAGTTTAGCAATTCGCATTGCAACCATCTTTGATAACAAAGGAATCAAGAAAGCCGACAAAGATGTCAAGGGATTGCAGTCGGCTGTTAAGAAACTAGCAGGCGCAGCAGGTATTGGTCTTGGCGCTGCCGCAATTGGCAAGTTTGGCAAAAAAGCCGCAAAGGCATTTATGGAAGACCAGAAGGCAGCTACGCAGCTAGCATTGTCAGTCAAAAACTTAGGCTTAGCATTTGAGACTCCACGCATTGAAGATTTTATATCAAAGTTATCTAAAGCCTCAGGCGTTGCCGATGACGTTTTGAGACCGTCGATGCAGAAACTATTGCAGACCACGGGGTCAGTCAGTAAGTCTCAAGAATTGCTTAACCAAGCCCTAGACATCTCACGCGGTTCTGGCGTTGCTTATGAGACAGTTGTAGAAGATTTAACTAAAGCTTATGTAGGCCAGACCCGTGGACTTAATAAATATAAATTAGGTGTGACTGCGGCGGAATTAAAGACAATGAAATTCGCAGATGTACAGGAGAGACTTAACAAGCAATTCTCTGGCGCTAATGAAGCCTATCTAGATACTTATGCAGGCAAAATGGAATTGTTAAGCACAGCCGCAGGTGAAGCCACAGAAATTATCGGCAAAGGTTTAATTGACGCGTTGATGATACTTTCTGGTGATACCTCTGTGTCAGATTTAGCTACAACTATGGAGACCCTTGCTACAAATACTTCCAACGTAATTGTAAAAATAGCAGAACTCTTCAAAAAATTGTCTAACTTTGCAACTGTAACTCGTGGTCCAGAATCTGGTTTTGCAGGTAGGATTACTGAATTTATAGATAATCTAACAGGCGGACCTCACGGAGCTATGGCACGAGCTCAAGGCCAAGCAGGTCGCTTATTTACTGGCGGTTCAGGCGGTGCTGGTTACAATATCGAAGAAGAACGTGAAAGACGTAGGATCGAAGCTGAGGCCGCCAAGCGCGCTAAAGAATTAGCAGCACTTCAGGCCAAATCACTTGCACTTCAAGTTAAAGCAGCAGCAGAAGCCAAGAAGAAGGCTGCACTAGACAAAGCTTCTAAGACTCTTAACCTAGAAGCCATTGGTCTTGAGGCAGCCCTCAAGGGCAAGATCAGCGAGACTGATCGCATCTCTTTACTATTGCAGAAGGCCATCCTAGAAGGTAATGCAACCCTAGCCACACAGTTATCTGATCAACTTAACGAGGCTGTCAAGCGTAATGAACAGCTACGCCTTGCACTACTCGCAACTCCTAAGGCTCCGAATCCGTATGAGAATTGGAAAATCCCAGATGACGTTCTGGCTTGGACTGCTGCATCTCTAGGCGTTACAGTCTCGTCCTTAGGCACGACTCCTGTCCCTATATCTTCAACCTTCTCAGATGCTCAGATGGAATTGGCCGCTGCTGTTAATGCTGGTCAATCCGCAGAGCAGAGGCTTATCAACGTACAGGTCTATCTTGATGGCGATATCGTTGGCGGTGCGATTACCAACTCACAGGTTAACAGTTCGCTATCTGGATCTTTTAATCAAGTTAATCGTTCGGGCAACGTTGGAGCCGTAGCGATTCAATGACACTCCCAGCGACCATCTCGGTATCTTTCGACTTTAGCCAAGGGGCGACATTCGGCCTCGGTTTTATCATTGGCGATGATCGTTACGGGGTTATTGGTACAAGCGCATTTGGTGATTCGACTGTAGCAACTCCTACAGTTGATCTCAGTAGCGTCACTCGATCAATCAAGATCAGTCGCGGCCGTAACATTATGCGAGATACCTACGAGGCTGGCAACTGCACAGTTCGAGTCTTAGACCCTGACTCTTATTTTAACCCTCAAAATGCAGCTTCTCCTTATTTCGGCTATCTGACTCCACTCCGTAAGATTCGCGTAGCTGCTACTACGGCCACAGCGCAGGAGTTCTTATTCTCTGGGTACGTTGATACATACAAGTATTACTATCCAACAGGGCAGGAGATCGGATACGTCGATATCGTCTGCTCGGATGCCTTTAGACTCTTTCAGATGGCTAACGTATCGAGTGTTACAGGTGCAACGGCTGGACAGACTACTGGCACGCGCATCACTAAGATCCTTGATCAAGTCTCATTCCCTACATCCATGCGTATTATCGACGCAGGCTCGACAACAGTACAAGCCGATCCTGCTACAGCTCGCACATCTCTAGCAGCCCTCAAGGCAGCCGAGTTCGCAGAGCAAGGCGCATTCTTCATGTTGCCAGATGGCACAGCAGAGTTTAAGGATCGCGCAGATGTCGTGGCATCTCTAGCGGCTACGCCTATCGAGTTCAATCAGACTACAGGCATTCCCTATTCTGATCTCAAGTACGCATTCGATGACAAGCTCATCATAAATCAAGCCAGCATGACACGCATTGGCGGCACAGCGCAGACGGCTGTCAATGTCGATTCGTCTGCAAAATACTTCCCTCATGGCACTACTGTCACAGACATGATCCCTCAGACAGATGCTCAAGTCTTAGACATCGCCAAGATTTATGTGGCGACTAGAGCAGAGACAACTATCAGAATAGATCAGATGACTGTCGATCTATTGGACACAGACGTACCGACTGACACGATGATCGGCCTAGATTATTTTGATAACGTAAAGATCACTAACGTCCAGCCAGACGGCTCGACAATCGTTAAGACCTTGCAGGTGCAGGGCTTGGCATGGGACATCACTCCCAATTCAATGAAGTGCACAGTTACAACACTTGAGCCCATCGTCGAAGGATTCATTATAGGATCAGCAACGTCGGGTATAATAGGCACGTCCATATTAGGATACTAGGAGATAAATTATGGCAGCAGGCTTAGGTTACAAAGAGTTTACGACTGGAGATGTCCTAACAGCGGCAGATGCTAACGGCTACCTAGCCTCTCAGGTTGTCATGGTCTTCGCGAGCGCGGCAGCCCGTACCTCTGCTATCGCCTCACCTCAAGAAGGCATGATCTCCTTTCTAAAAGACACTAATTCTACTGAGTATTACTCAGGGGCGGCTTGGGTTGCCATAGCTGGTGGCAGCACAGACATATCTTGCCGCGTATATGCAGGTGGTGCTACAAGTTTATCCACAACTTTTGCAAGCATAGCTTTCAATACCGAAAACTTTGATACCGACACGATGCACGATAACTCAACAAATAACAGCCGCATAACAATCAAAACAGCAGGTAAATACAGCATCGGCGGTCAAATTAACATCGCTGCAAATTCGGCTTTAGGTGTGCGGCTTTTGTTAAATGGTGGAAGTGTGATTGGGCGTATATTTCAGGGCAATTCAGGGGTGACAGAAGGCGCAAATATCGACACTATCTATGATTTTGCCGTTAATGATTACATCGAACTACAGGGAGCCGTTGGCTCTGGAACAGCCACGACATCAACCGATCAACAAACAAACTTCTGGGCGGTAAAACTATGATCACAGTTACAAAAACTACACCTATCGAATTTAATGGCGTACGTTTTGAGATCGATCATAAGTGCATTGTTTACAAATTAGATGACATGACCTATTTCGTATCAGATGCAGCGATAAAAAATCTTGATGATCTAATCGCCGACAATATAGCGAAGGCCAATGAAGCCGAGATTATCTAAGTCTGCCATACAACTACGCGAGCAGATAGACGATGCATTCCCAGATCGAGATCGAACTTCGGACGGCTGGATCGGTGATACCCGACACGCTGCTCGCAAGTCTGATCATAATCCAGATGGCCAAGGATGGGTACGCGCCATCGATGTTGACCGCGACCTTGCTGGCAAAAAAGGAAAGCCCGATCTCATGCCTGACTTGGTCGATCAGATTCGAGCCCTTGCAAAATCTGGCGATAAGAGGATCAGTTACATCATCTTCGACGGCCGCATCGCCTCATCTAAAAAGGCTTGGGCTTGGCGTCCTTATGATGGGATCAATAAGCATAATCATCACGCGCACGTCAGCTTTACTATCAAGGGCGATGAAGACAGTTCATTCTTTAATATCCCAATGACAGGTGGAAAATAATGGAACAAGCAAAATCACTAGCAGCATCATGGGCTCGATCATTCTTGGCCGCTGCCCTCGCGCTATACATGGCAGGCGTGACTGATCCTAAGACACTAGCAATGGCCGGAGCTGCTGCCGTTGCACCCGTCATTCTGCGCTGGCTCAATCCTAAAGACGCTTCATTTGGTGTGACTAAAGAATGACCCAAGAAAACTTTTTTACCCTTTACTTCGCCAGCCTTGCAGTCATCGGTGGCCTTGCAGGTTATGTCATCACGCATTTACTGTCTGAAATTAAGCGACTAAACTCGCGTGTCGATGAGATTTATAACATCCTTCTCGAGCGATAATTTTTACCATGGCACGCAAGAAGGTTATCGATCTCGATACTTACTCACAGCTTGACGCATGGGCTATAAGCCTGCACGAGATGTATCGCGCACTTCGCAAGGCAGGGTTCGCAGTTGATCTCTGCCTAGCAATCATTACAGATCGGGACTCTTACCCAGATTGGATTCTGCCAACGGTCCCTGATCGAATGGATCCTTTACCCTATGAGGACGACGACGAGGATTAAATGAAGCGCATTGTCATAGTGAGTGACCTACAGGTTCCCTTCCACGATAGACACGCAGTCAAGAATCTAGCCAGTTTTATTAGTAAGTTTAAGCCGCATGAAGTAGTAACGATCGGAGACGAGATTGACTTCAACACCATCTCAAAATGGTCAGAAGGCACGCCAGAAGCATACGAACAGACTCTTGGAGACGATCGCGATGAGGCTGTTCAGGTACTTTACGATCTCCAAGTAAC